CGTAGTCCACACCGCTGTGGAAACTGCGTGTGCCGAAAATTGTTCTGTAGCCAAAGTCTGATGTTATATCGTGGTTTTCGTTGTTGAAGATTAACTCTGTTAGTTTACTCATTTTGTTACACCGTCGCTTTCTTTGTTTTTTAATATGTCGATAGCATTAATAAGGACTGGTGGGATTGGAACTCCCATCAGTCCTGCGTTTTCGGTTATGCTGATTGATTCATTTACTATAAATGCGATTACTACTGTGTCACGGATAAAGGTTGACCCTGTTGCCAAATCAAGCCTATATGCAACCAAGACGATTATTAGTGTCATGCCTTTTCGGCACAGTCCTTTCCAACCCGCTCTGCTTTCAAGTGAACCTGACTGCGACTTTCCACTGTTGTGGAACACTCCTGCAACTATTAGTCCCGTTATGTAGTCAACCACCATGAATATTAATAGCGTTCTCAATCCTGCATCCCACCCACCAAAGCAGGATGCAATGACGCTTCCCATCATTCCGCAAACTGCTAATATTTTTTCTTTGTACATTCTTTTCATCCTTTCTTATAACCACTCTGGTTTATTTGGAACTTCTCTTGTTTTTGTTACATTAAGCCACGATTGATACCATGTGTTGAGTTCTTCTGTTTGTTGTGCTGTTAGAGTGTCGTACCACAGTTGACCACGATTGATAATTGGAAAACATTCGGTTTCTCGTTTTAGTCTTAAATCTGCTAACTGTTTCTGCTCTAGCTGTTCTTTAGTAAATGGGATATAGACCAATATTTCCTCGTCATAGTCCTCAGCTGGTTTATAGGCTTGTCCCTTTTCATCAATAATGAATTCAACTTCTTTGCCACCGTTATCGTATTCTTTTATGGTTTCATAATGTCCTTTGTCTGCAATAAAAGGGATTTCGTCACGTTGAACCTGAATAGTATCTGGAACTACCTTTCCTTTTTCTTTGTCTGGTTTTTCAAGTAGCGTTTTCTTGTCTTGTAAATATATCTTTATTTAAGCCACCCTCTTCCACATGAAGCATGTTTGATATGGTTGTATATTATTATGAGCAACGCTATTTCCTGCGTAATCATTATACCAAGGAACTTCTGACCATCCATTTGGTAACATAGAGTTCGCCCCTCCAACGTTTGACTGGTAACCGATACCGTATTTAGCACCTACGCCAGGAGCTTGTGCGCCATTAAACGTCCACATAAATAGCCTATGCGTGTGCCAAGGCATTTCTGCTTGCAGCAAACCGTGTATATATTCTCCACCTTTACTATCTGAAGCATCGAAATGTGATGTATAATTAGCAACAACACCTCCGAATAATCCATCATTATTTTCGGTGTTTCTGCCTACGCCCATAGGCACACGACCCTGTCCCCAAGCTTCCCAAGTACCGCCAAATAATGAAGCGGGACTTGTAGAATTCACAGACATATAAATTGAGCCTACTGGATAAGCCCATAATTTATTTGATATCCCATTATTGGTTATTGTTGATGTAAACTCTGCATCCATTGCACATTCAAAGCAGTCTTTTTCTGACACCTTTCCAAAGGCTATGCCTTTTCCACCTTTTTTGTAGTCCACTGTTGTAAATGCAGTTGAGATAGAGTCTATGAACACAACGGTTGTAAACGTGTCTGAAACCTCATACTTGACTTCATAGGAATAGTCAACGCTTATATTCCCACTACCAATGACAACTTCATTTGTAAACAGTGTTTCACTCGACCAGTTCTCTGTCCCGCTCCTTTTGAAATAGACTTTTTTCGTCAGTGAGTTCTTGTTGTTGCAGTCGGAATACGAAATTGTCGCCTTGCACTTTGCGTATGTGCCGTCATTATTAAGCGTTCCATCTTGCAGGCACCTTTGAGTTAGAACTTGTGCAATGTTTGGTCCACTGTAGTCAACAACTGTTATTGACTGCTGTTTTGTTGCAGTTCTTCCTCTTGAGTCTGTTATTCTTGCTGTGAATGTTACTGTTCCTGCAATATTTAAAATACCAGTTGTTAAAGAATTTGCGGACGATGAATAGCCTCCACCCGATATTGAATATGCAGAAATGGTGCTACCGTATGAACCGGTTGCACCATTTATTGTTGCTATGCATGAGGATTTTGTCTTTACATATATTCCCCATGATTGAGGAACTGTGTTGTCAACTCTTTGGAGAGTTAGGCTTTCAAAACTTGGGGCTATGCCTTGCGGAACTATTGCTGTGAAATTTATTGATGATGTGCCAATGTGAGTTCCACCACTGTATGTGTAGCAATAAACTGTGCCGACACCTGACACTGAGTTTGGTATTTGATATGCAAGGTCTATTGGCACAGTCCATGAAGCGCCTGCCCCCACTCCTGTTGCTATTGTTCCACTTACACCGCCAAAGCTATATGTAAGCGTGTGATAAAAAGAGTCACTTGCTCTGCCTATGTAGATGCTAAGTGTATCGCCCATTGTTATTTGTGACGATGAAATGCCAACGCTTGATGCTCTTGGTATTGTTGCTACTCCTGCAATTGTACCGTTTGCTGATTTGTTGCTTATATGGTAACTGTCTGCATAGATTGAAACACTTTGTGCGGGGAATGTTCCGTCTGCATTGTGGTATACCGTTATGTCCGTGTATCCAAGCTGTGTGTCACCGGAATAGTAGCGATAACTGCCTGTTTTTACGGTTACGCCGTTTACCTGAAATGTTGAGGAAGACGAACCAACAGAAGTTCCACCACCATACCTGAATGTACCGTAGAGCCTTATTACAGAGTAGTTTCCCTGTATACTTTGGCTAAGCAATTCCCACGAACCGATATAGCTTGTTGAGTAGCTACCACTAACGCTTGCAAATTGTGTGCCGTTCATCAGTTCGCCCTCCATTTCAGTGATAAGTTTCCGTTTGCTCTTGGGATAAAGTCAAAATATCCGTTTGCTCCGCTCCCGAAGGTAAGCTTGTTTTTAATCTCTGCATCTGTAATGTGTAGCTTGTTGTTGCTTATGAATGCTATCTTTACATTGTTTTGCAGGAATGATAGCTCCGTGTTTGAAAGCTCTGCGGTGAAATCGTTGCCCACTCTACCAAGCTCAATTAATGCTCCTTGGAATCTTATGTATTCTTCGAGTAATGTTTGACTGCTTGTAACTACTCCCTCAAGAGTTGTCGTTTGCGATGTTGCGGTGTTAAACTTGAATTCAATAGCGTTATTGAGTATCTCGATGCTGCTCTTTAGCAGTTCGTTTACACTTTGCACATCATCTTTTGTTGCACAGTTTGAATACACCTCAAGGATTATGTTTTGGGCTGTTTGAGAGATTGAGCTTGAAAGCTCAGATATGTTGTTTTTTATGACTGACATGTCCTTGTTCTTTAGGTAATCCGCCTTGATAATCTCCACATCTGCTTTGACATTGTTCTTATTTGAGATATCTGTTAGAGATGTTATTGTGTCGCCAAGAACTATGGAGTTGTTCTCAGGATTTGTTATGTTAAGGCTTATTTCCGACACTACAAGAAACTTATCAATTCCATGTGGTTTTGATACTACTCTAATCAAGTCGCCAAGTTTTATTCTTTCGATATTAATCTCCAAAAGGTGTAAATCAAGAGCATTTAGCTCGAGTGTGAAATTAATAGCCTTTAACTTTGCAAGCTCTTCCTCGCCACGCTGTTTGAGTATTGCAGGTGTTGTTACATCATCGAAAACTATAGTTTCCCATATCCAACCAAAGCGATTTACACTGTCTTCATCATAAACATAGTCAATGCCGTTGTTAACGCTTTCGATTGTTAGTCTTTTTTCAAGGCTTATGTCATGTGGTTTGTCTTCTCCATCAGATTCAATCTTTACACCGAGTGGAATGATTGCGGTTTTGATATTTTCACCCAAGATGTTTTGAGTGAGGCTTAAAAGATTCTTCCCAAAGCGTATTGTCTGGTTGTTAACGTTACCATAGTTTTCAATGTAATCAATGTATTTGTCGTTGCCCGCTCTTCTGGTTCTTATGTAACCGCCAAGTCTTTCAATAAGCTTGTCCTGAATTGTGTCCCAAGTGTTCTCATAGTTTGAAAAGCGGTAGAGTGAATCGTTTGTGTCCGTTACAGTAACTTGCCCTACTTTGAACTGCTTGTGTGGTTCTACCATTGAGTTGTGCTTATTTATTAGTGATGCAAAGTAATCGTGCACACTTATGTCGTGATATTCTGCTTGCCTTTGGTTTGAATCGAGCAGATATGCAAGCTCACCCTCACATTCAATATGCATAATGTTGTCAAAGTCAATCTCATCATTTAGCACTCTACCTGTAAAAATCCATTCATTGTCTTGATAGAGTGATATCTCTGACTTTAGCTTTTCTATTGTATTGTAATAAGGATGAGTTGGTGGGATGTCAAAAGAAAGTGTACCAGTTGAATTGAGCTTTAGCTGACACTCGGGATTTATAAGCTTTAAATCCTCTGCTCTTTCATCGTGTAATACAAAGCTTGTGCCGTTTGGATTTGCGCAAACTATTTGATACATTACAGGCTACCCCCTCTGAATGTGAGTTTTACATTGCCTGTGCCGATAAACTTTAGCGTGTTTGCTCCCTGTTCAAGCTGAATATCAAGGATTGTGTTTGCGCCTATTGTTAGGCTATAAATTCCCCCTTTGAACTCACACTGCATATTCTCTGACACCGTTATCCTTGGCACTACTTCCATTCTGCCACACTCAACCTCGACTGCCTTTTCTGTTTCAACTGACCATTCGAGCTGTGTTTCCTGAGTGTTATATTTATATGGTTTGCAGTCGCACTCAATTATGAGCTCTGCTGTTGCAACGCCCTGCTCAAAAGAGGTTATGTTGCACCTACCTACATAGTAAAAGCAAGGGTCTGTATCAACAATGATTTCAAACACATTGCCTTGGATTGCATTTGTAATCTCGCTCTTTTTTGCTTCACAGTTCTTGCCTATTAATGTAAACACAAATTGCAAGTTCCTGTTGTTAAACTTCACTTTGCCACCTGTTAGTGCTGTTGACAAATCTAGACAGCCGTCAGCACCGGGAATTTCAATAATGGAAGTTTTGGGCTGTGGCACTGGAATAGTTTTTGATTTTAGTATCATTCCAAAATCATCGTATGAGTGGAGGTTTCCGAACCTTACGCCATTCATTAAACATTCCCCCTTACTTTTCTTTTATAGCTTGAACCAAGCCTGCTATCAACCTTTGGCGTAAGCTTGCCAACAAGCGTTTTGTCATCGAGTACTACTGAAACATCAAGCGCATTTAGGTATTCGGGTAAGTATCGCTCGAGCATTGTTATAATCTGCTTTTGGTTGCTTTCAAGTCTTTTATTTGCCATTTGCTCCTGCTCGTTTATGACCTTAACTACAACACTGTTTTTGACCTGCATTTTGTTGAGCGTGTCTGCCATTATGCCTGCAAGCTTTGAGATTGGCAGAACTGCTTCGGGTCCTGCTTCACCAACACCTTGATTGCCAAAGATATATGGCTTTGTGAAGATTGCGCCCTGTGCATTCCATGTTACAGACAGCTTTGGCACTGTCATATTTTTAAGGCTGAACTCACCGTCCAACTTGAAGTGCGGAAGTTTGATGTGTGGGATTTTTATCTCACTTATTTTAAGATTGCTAAAGAAGTTTTTAATATCTTCAAGCTTTTCAGAGACAATTTCTTTTGCTCTGTTTATCGGGTCAACTATAAAGTTTTTAACGCTCTCAAACTTGTCTTTTGCTGTTACTTTGATACTATCCCACTTTTCAGCCAGTGAGGTTTTAAGTGCCTCTACCTTTTCCAGTACATTTTGCTTTACATCTGTAAATGGCTGTATTATCGCTTGCTTTATGTTCTGAAATTTTTCCGCTGTCTTCTGCTTAAAATCCTCCCACTTCTCCGCTATGTTATTGCACACCTCATGGATTTTGCTTTTTATCTCCTCAAACTTCTCGCACACCTTTTCTTTGAGCTCATGTGCTTTTTCCATTATCTTATCCCAGTTTTTATACAGCAGAACACCTATTGCAATGAGTCCAGCAACAACGACAATTACAACTCCGATTGTGGCAATAACAGATGCTGACAATCCCGCAAGTACAGGAGCTAAAAGTGTACCAAGCTCAATTATTTTGCTAATGCCCATTGCCATTTTTCCGCCGATAACGAGCAAAGGACCAATCGCCATTGCTATTAAACCGATTTTGACTATCGCCTCCTTTGCCTTTGGAGAGAGCTTTTCAAACTTTTCTGATATTGAAGTTATTAAATTCGATATATTTTCTATCAT